TAATGACACCATAGCAAACAAGTCTTCTAAATCAACATCATCCATGTTTTTTCTCCACAAGTTTAATGAGTATGTATTTGTTGCCTAGGTATTCAAGCGCGGCTTTTAGTTTTTCTTCATATTCATTTGTTTGTTTAATTTGCATGCCATACAGGCAGTCAATTACTTCGGATTGTCCATCAAACATTATATATCCTTTCGTAAATGATGGTATAAATCTGCAATATAAATCCATGCTATCATAAATGGTAACCAAAGTACAATGGTAATTGCGGCAATTTTAAGTTTAGTTTTCAATGTCAGTTTCAATTTTGTACCTCCACATTGGTGGGTTGGGTCTTCGACCGTATTCACGTCGCATTTCAAAGGCATTGTACCTAAAAAATACTTCGTACTTTTTATAGTGGTTGCGTCGGGTTGATGCCATGACGCCCTTATAAAACCTACGTCTGATCGTCAGAAACATTCGGAATCCCCTCCGGTCTGTGTATGTCTCCGGTGATGTCGTCCTTGGTTAAGATTGGTTTATCGAATGCCTGACGCATCGCTGTCAGTACTCGATCCAATTCCTCAAGGTCATTACCAAACACCTCTGCGGTGCAGTGCCCGTAAGGCTCACCCATTCTGTCATAGTACACTTCACGTACCTCTAAAGAGGTCTCGTCTTCATCCGTGTCCACATTCATTACTCGATAATTCCACATAAAAAACCCCGATCTTTTAATTGCCTGTTTAAATTGAAAGTCTGTCGCCATACGTTTATTTACTGTTACCTTAAAATCTTCCAGCATCATCGTCTACCTCTAGTTTAATTTTTCCTATGTATCTATGTTTAAATGTTTGATTTAATTCTTTTGAAAATAAAACTCCACCATCATTCATATACACATACAAATACTGTGACTCTTTAGGCTGTGGTTTAATGCGGTATTCATTATATTGATGCCATTGAGGATTATCAATACTAGTCCATTTATCGTGCATATACATTTCAATCTCTGCACCAGCAGCCCATGCTTTTATTTCTTTTGCCCATTTATGTGGTTTCATAATAAACATTCTCCTATCTGTTCTATCATCTCGTCATACGTTAATTTAGGCGCTTTGATCTCGACCGCATCCTTAGCCGGATAATTATAGTACCGTATTGGTTGTCCATCAAAATCAAGAAGCGCCCACATCATTTATTCCTGTTTATAATTGCCCAAATTAATATAAAGTATGCTATCACAAGCCCCCAATAAATACCCCAAAACAAATCGTAATTATTCATTAGTATGCACTCCCATCTTCAAAGGTTACCACACTATCAATATACTTTTTAGCCTTGTCGTTTAGTTTTACACCAAGGTAAACGTGTGGGCGCTTGCCATTGGATCTGTCTAGCCCTGTCTCGATCCGGTGCTCTTGGGTCGCGGCTAAGAATCTGCGCTTGAATGAAAACTCAGTACCGACCGCAAGCTTTTTCTTCAGCGCCCAGTGTGAGAAGCACGTAAACACATCATCCTTGGACACAGTCCCTGTCGGATCAAACTCTAACGTGTCCTCAACAAACGAGCCGATCGGGTTACCAAGCTCTGACATGAGCTCGAGGTATGAGGCACCTGATTTTGGTTGTATAAAGGCACCACCCCTGTTAAGTCGTCTGCGTAGTCCCTCCATCGCCCAATTAAAGATGCCTGATAGCTCGGACTCTAGTTTGACCGCGAGCTCTGTGTCCTCACTACCATAAAACGTCTTGGTCATCTTGAGCACAATCATCCGACCTGTCAGCGCGTTTGAGTTCTCGGTTAATTGCAATACTTCATTGGAATAGATTACGATGCGTGTTGGTAAATAGCCATTCCATGCCTCTTTGTTTTTGCGGTTTACTGTAATAGTGTCGCCACCAACAATACGCAAAAGCTGACTAACCACAGCGTTTCGATTTCGTTCCGGAGCACGCGCGTCAGTGAAAGACGCAAGGAGTTTACCAAGCCAAGGTTGTAGACCGAATGTATCACAGAGTTCTCCTAATTCTGGCGCAACAGTATTGTGTTGGCCTAGCAATGAAACTAATATCTTGTTGATGGTACCTTTACCAGATCGACGCGGGCCAATCATGTTAAAGAATTTTTGTTGCTGAGTGTCACCCGACAATATATACCCGAACATCTCTTGTAATGTGTGGATCGCTTCGATGTCATCTTCCCAGATGTCAGTCATGAATTGCTCCCACCTTGGACAAGTGGCGTTTGGATCATAATTAAAATTGAGTGAATTCTGTGTAAAAAATCCAAGTGAATGCGGGATGAGCGCTTGATCATCCACATGGAATAACCCGTTTTTTAAACTAATTAATTTTGATGCTAATGGCTTGCTTGCAATGTATTCTCGAAGCCAAATTGGTGGCTTGGTGTTGGCATGGTTTGGCAAGTGGATGATTGATTTCACTGCATCAATTGCGGCGCTTACTGCTGATGGATTTGGGTTAAACGGAATAATCTCTTGCTTGCGTCCAAGTTTCTTGCACTTGTCTAAGAAGTGGTACATGTCTGAGCGGATAGTCAACTCTTCAATTACCTCGTAGTGCGTGCCTGAATACAGATAAAAGTCATCGGCATAATGAACAAGCTTGAATCCCTCCTCGATGCGATAGTAGTTATCTAGGAATGTGCGTGCATGTGTCATCACATTTTGATCGAGTATAATCTCACCATTATCAAGCGCCACTTTAATTTTCTTTTGGTTTACCTTGAAGATCAGCGAGCGGATAGTCGCGCCACTGCCTGAGAATGTCGCCCACTTCTTGTCACATAAGTTTGGTGCGTACTTAGGACTGAGTGCTGACCATCTGTCCCATGCCTCTAGCCACTCATAATCACCTTGACCTTGGTGGTGCATCGCCATGCCTACGACTAACCAATCTGAGTACGTTGCGTCCGGATCAAGTTCACTCAAGAGTTCACTCTCAACTCTGTGCAAGTCGTAACCCTCGACCGGCGGCTGATAATCCTCAAACTCGTCGCCTGATTTAATATTGTTGCGCTCAGGGATAATGTTAGTGAGTACTTGCTCACTAGCTGGGACGCCACCTTGAAGATGTGCGCCGGTGACTGTAAAGTATCGAGCGTGCGGATAGCATTCTAGTCCGATAGAGTGGTCGACGTGCGCTTGTTGGAAGTTTGCACGTGTGAAGATTTTGACACCGGTCTCAGAGGGTGACACCTCGACATAACCCTCCACACTGTTAATAATGTTCTGTGCAAATTCGGTGAGCTCGCCTGTCTCTACATCTCGGCAGTCATCGATATCGATTCCCACCAAGTTATCGTCTTGGCTGAATACAAACCCCACCCCGCTGAAGTTGCCGGTTTGGTAGGCTTTCTCGACGGCGAAGAAGTCACTCCAATGTTTTGGATTTGTACTCGATGCCGGTGCGCCATTGGTCTGCATTGGTAGTTTGGACAGGCGCTTGGTTTCGCCCTCGCCTACCTCTACATACTTCCACATCACCCATCGATTGATCTTCTTAAGATCGACGGGAATGTTTTCAAATTGTACTGTGGTGGTTGTCATACTATTTGCCTTTATGCTGATTCAAACAGGCTCATGCTAGATTGCATTGATCCCGTACCACTTCCTGCCTTGTACTTCTTTCTTTGCCATGTGTAGTCGCTTGATGGACGACGTAGGTTTAAGTATACATGAACGTTTGAATTCTGTGCATATTTTTTACCAGTGACTGCATATACCTTGTTTCTGTAATTGATCGATTTTAAGGTGACAAGCCCCTCTTTTTCTAGCGACTTTAACTGGTAGTATGCCTTGTTTTTGGTGAAGTTAAGCTCTTTGATCAATTGGTTAAGTGTCATCGGCTCTTTCATCAGCGCCTCGTATAATGCCCGTTTATCGTTAGTCATAAAATTTTCCTTTTAATATAGTTTTAATTATTTTCCACTCAAGTCGTTTAGCTTTTTTAATTTTGTGGTGTGCGTATGCTTTTAACATCTTTCGATTTAATTTTTGCATTTTATTCATTGGTTTTTCTTCTTTCTTGCCGCACCAATTACATTCACCCTCAAAATCAAGCATCGTCCGTTCTGCCGGACAGAAGTGGCTAATCATGTGCTAACATTTCTACTTGAGGCATTGTGTGTCCCATAAAAATCCTAGTCTCTTTACCTTGTTGCGCTTCTACATAACATTCAATCGGATGGTTGCGCAGTGCCATGCTTGATAATAGCATAGACACAATCGCACCTATAAATATTGCTCTGACATCTTTATCCATGATGATAGTTTCCTCAAAATAATGGGTTGTCCCAATCGGGATGGTCTTTCGGCAACTGTGGTGGATCAGGGGGGTACTTAACTGCATACTCTGCCGGATAAGTGAAGTACCTCACAGGCTCGCCTAAGTCGTCAAGTATTGCCCACTTAATCATTGCTTGCCTTGTACCGATAATATAGGCTCATCATATACATTCCACCTATTAGTCCAAGTCCAAAAGCTGAACTATAACACAAAACATATTCTAAAAATAAAATCATTTACATTCACTCCTGTATGTAAGTACCCCTTTGTACCCCTTTGCAAAAAGAAGTGGTACAATCCAATGTAATCAACATCTTACAGCGTATCAATGCGGGTTTTAGCCCGATTTGATGTTAGTGACTACTATCATTTTGACCGGCTTGCACCAAGGTCGTGTACCCCTTGTCACACTTGTACCACTTCTTTTCTCTTTTTTAATTTAAAATAAGAAAAAGAAAAAGAGATATAGAGATAAAGTGAATTTAAGTGTGACAAGTGTGACAAGTGGTACTCAAATTAAAAAATTAATTATAACAACTGCCAAATATATAACTAATAAGTATAACAAAACAAACATTGCTATATATTTAATCAATTTTGTATCCTTTCTGCCTCATCATGTGATATGCCCACTTTCTGAATTCAATTCGATTCTCTGGTGTCTGTGCATCATTTTCATCCCAAAGTGCATCGACAATGTGCTCGCCATTGGTGTCATAGAATTCAATGCGTATCATGTCGCCGTCTTCGTTATGAATTTCTGATTGAGATATTTTTTTACTCATGATGATTATCCTCTGTATTTTCTTCGTTAATAGCATCGAGGCTTACAGGCTCTCGAATTAAGTACGACTGCAATTGTAGCACCTTGTTTTCACCTACACCCATCATCGTTGCCACCTCCGATGTCTTTGGCTTACGACCGAGCACTTGACCAAGGGTGCGTTCGAGGTAGCTCATCTTTTTAATCTGCTCTGATATATTCACCGGCAGTCTGATCATGTGCGTCGTGTTATCAAGTTCTCTGCGTGTGCCTTTTAATATAAAAGACTTGGCAAAGGTAGCAAAGCGAGCATTGTTAGTGGGTACCCACCTCTTTGCCGCTTTTACTAATTGCTCGTTGCCTATGTTAATTAAGTCATCGACCGGTGTGTTGCCATGATTCCATGCCGATGTCTGTTTTAATACGTACACCACAAATCGCAAGTTATGCTTAACCAACTTGTCTAATGCCTTATCATCGCCGGCTTGAATTCGCCTTGCTAGTTCGTGCTCTTCTTTAACCGGCAATGGCTCAATGCCAAACAAACCTTGCAAGTATTGGTTTAGTGTGTCGTAATTATCTTTCAAGGGGAATTCTCCATTGTTGGAATCCCCCGAATATACCACTAATTCACAAATCTTGCAATGTAGTTTGCATACTCCTTTGGTGTCATGTATTGCTCGAGCACTATCACAAACGCATCTCGGATTTTAATTCTGTTATCATCCTCATTCATCCAATTTGCCTTGCTTAAATAATCATGGTACTCGACCAAGCTTGCCTTAACCATGTCATGCAATTGATCCGAGTCGACGTGAATCTTTAGTTCCATGTTATGCCTCCCAATGTCCTGTTAATCGAAGTACTACGTATACAACTAATCCATATATTGATAACCACACGAATGCATACTCTAATTTGTCTGTGAACGTGCGCTTTGGTTTACGAGGCATTACTTTACCTCCACAATACGAAAGTCTTCACGATCCGGTACGTCTTCCATGTTACCCTCTTCGACTGCTTCTAACATCTCTTGTAAAAACCAATCAAGTTCTGCCTCTGCCTGTTTTTTGGATTCAAACATACTCGCGCCGTCGTCATCCGACCATGTGTTAATCCATCCATCACATAATGTAAACTCTTGTACTTCAAACTTTGTGCTCATAGTAATGCCTCCAACTCTTCGATCGCCAATCTTAATGTGTCTTTGTCTTCCTTAATCTGATCTTGGAATGCAGTACTATCCTCAAAATCATTTAGGTATTGCTCGAGTAATTCAAGTGACATAACAATATGGCTGATTGATTTTACTTTAGAATAGATTGGTTTCATTTTGATAATTCCTCACGTAGTCTGTCTAGTTCTTTGCTCTCGTCTGCATAGCTTGCCAATTGGTTGCGCACGTCGTGCAGTTCTTCATCAAGTATGGTGAAGTCTGTATCATAGTCCCATGACGATAGCACGTCTTTGATAGCGTCAAGTTCTGCCTCGATGTCGAGCGCCTTTTCAAGTACTGCCTTGGTAAACTCGTCAAGGTCGCCGTCTCGGCTGATGCGATCTAATTGCGCTAATGTGTATAGATTGTAGTTCATGCTAACACCTCCTGTGTGATGTCCATCTCATTACCATAGTTAATACCAAGGTCTTTCACCTCGTACAGTATAACAAACAATGGTTCGTCTGCGCCCTCTTGGTATATGTTAATCTCATATCCGTCTTTGTCATCGATCATGACTGCGTCCCAATGGTCTGCCCATTCATTGTCATGGTCTTTCAGGAATTCCCTTGCCTGTTCTATTGCCTTGGCTTTTAACTCGTCGCTGATAATCATTCTTCGTCCTCCTGTGGATATAATTGATCGGCAGTCATTGTAATGACATCCCAATTGATACCGTCATTCGCATCAAACCAATCCGCCATCGCCTCGAGTACATGGACACATTGGTCTTCGTTTAAGTCCGGTCTCATGCTCTGCACATCGTCAAAATGCCAATCATCTGCCAAGTACCATGTACCGTTTTCTGTTTGTTTCATGTGTGCCATGATTATGCCTCCACTTTGTATGATTGATATGATCTGATCTTGCTAGGGCGCTCGTATGCATGCTTCTCGTCGAATGCGTACTGTACACCATTGGCATCGAGTGCAATGCAAAGCTTGGTAAGATCGCTGTCTTCCTCAAGATATGCATAGTCGCCTCGCTGATAGCTATAGCGACTGATCTCTTTATCGATGCCAAGCTTGGATAAGAATTGCTTCTTGACCTTTGCCCATGCGTGACCGGCATCTGAATATACTGTAATGATCATGGTGTTATCCCTCAATTAAATTGTGAATTGGTCTGCCGTCTACATCAAAAATATACTCATTGTCATTGCAATGCGCACCGATTGTGCCCTCGTCCCAATCGCTAGGGTACTCGAATCTTACAATCCCATTATCATCATCATACTCAAACGGATTATCATCGAGCCAATTTTTAACACGAGATCTTGCTTTGTCAGATAATTCTAAATAATCAAATCCTGTGATGCTATACAATTTGCTCATGATAATTCCTTCATACGCTGATCATAGTATTCATCAATCTGATCGTCGGTCATGTTGGCATACCCAATCCATCCGCCCATCATTAAATCAAATATATCAGATGCGCTTGCGCCATCTAAAATCCAATCGGTTTCATATTGTGTTAACCAATTTCTTTTGTCTTTAGTGCTCATTTTAATGCCTCCAATAGTGTGATGATACGATCGACTGCCTCTTGAGATTTGCCACCAATATGCCAAGTAGTGATCTTGGTTTTTGGTGTGCCGTCAGCGCCTAGGTAGTTTTTACCGTCTTTCCAATTGTAAACTGTGGCGACCACACCGTCGCTGAATTCGATGTCCCACTCCGCATCGATCTTGTACTCGTCGCTACAGTTTGGTTTGCCGAATGCTTTTTTAAGCGTGTTATATTCTGTGGTGATATATCCCTGTAATGATGTACCATGGGTGCGTACATATGTTTGGTTATGTGTTTTAAATTGCATGATTACTTGCCTCCCTTTTTAACCATCATCACACCCTCGATGCTGACCGATTGGATGGTGTCCTTGTTGATCGCACGATATCCCTGATCTGCCATGCTATAGATCGTGATGTATTGATTAGCATCTAGTGTGCTCTTGCCTCCCTTGAGCGCTGATGTCACACCAAGACGACCATTAATCTTACGCAGTGAGCCATCTTTTTTGATGAACTCGACCGTGACGAACTTACCATTTGACTGCTCTACAAATTTACTTAAATCCATTTGAATCTCCTTGAGTTAATTGATTTACTACACTACTAATTATACTCGGATGGTCAGTCCGAGTATGAATCTTTTGTGAATGTTTTGTGACACTATTTGAAGTACTGTTCAGACCATCCATCCATGTACACATTGTCTGTGTGGTCTGCGACGTGTTCGTCCTCACCGGTATCATGCACGATCAGCGCCCATGCCTTGCTATTACCATCAAGATCTCGGATGCGTAATTCTGCCTCCTCGACGGACTCAATTGCATCGATGATCTCTTGGAATGATGCCGAGCGCCGTACTGCCCATTCTTCGCCGTCATATACTGAAACAGTATCATTGTTTTTTAATGCGTACTGTACTAGGTCTTTATAAGCTTTCATTTTGATGCCTCCGATTAGTGTTTTGGATATGAGATATTGGCGATGTCTGTATTCCAACATGCACGGCAGACACCACACTTGCCGTCGTTTTGGTACGCATTGCACGACATGCCGAATGCCTCTGCTTTTTGGTGTACTGTGGATGTGAGCGCCCATGTCGATGTGATCGGCGCTTGGTCGACCATTGGCATCGATAGGCGGATCGCTAAATTTGCCGGCACGCTGATATCAGAGCGCTTAAGCTTGGCAATGAATGCCTTCTCTTTGGTAGGAATCCAAAATTTGATCTGTGGCAATGCATTGGCAATGCTGATGATGGCGATTAAATGATCAAAGCTTTGTAGGTCGCCGGAATCGTGCCACCTAAAGAAACCGGTCTTTTCATTGGTACGGATGGACTCGATCATCGATGCTGACCATGCGACTAGATCGGACTGAATAAGTCCAAGATTATGGACTCGAGGCGCTTTCACATTAGGGAAATGATAATTGCCTTTTTTAGCATAGCAGTCGAAACAAACTGATCCCTTGACCTTGGCGAGTTTTGATCCTGTGATACATGCCTGTGCTGGAGTACTAAACGTGTGGCACGGCATCTTTTTTGGTTTTGAAAGCTTTGGTACGAATTGAATTACTGATGTTATTGTCATGGTATTGCATCCTTTTAGGTTTGTCGTATACCGGCAGATGCCGGTTTCACGCATTCAGCGATCGTCAGTACGACTGATTTAAGCCACCATTTTCTGCTTTTGAACATCCAATGTCAACAGGTAATCGGATGCCTTTTGAGCGAGCGCTGATGCCTTGAAGATCGCTTGGTTATCGTCCTTAAGCGCTTTTAACCATGATGCGATGTAGTTTGTGTGCTGAAGCTTTCCGTCGATGTGATGATCTGCACACAAAAAAGCGCTAGTCAATTCTGCGACGAGCTCTTCGAGCGCATACTGTGAGTCGCCAAAGCGAGCGCCAAAGGTACGGTCTAGGCGATGTTTTGCGCCAGTCCAGTGAGCGAGCTCATGGAATGCCGTCGCATAGTATGATGCCTCGCTCTCAAAATCACTTGGGATCGGGAGTCGGATGCTATCGGTCGATGGATGATAGAATGCTGAATCGCCGCCATGATTGATTATTGCGCCGGTCTTGATCATGCGCTCTTCGCATTGTGCGATCGAATTGAATTCGCCGAGCTCGATGGATGGCGCTTGGTAGTCTGTTTGGTCAGCATTGAATACGGCAAAGCTTTTCATCATGGCGAATGATGATACCTCGGTCTCGCCGTCGCTATTCGTGCGCTCTTTACTGACCGGTTTGAATAGCACAATGGTCGTCGACTTCTCGCCTTTTTGTACTTGAGCGCCGATTGATTGCCATTGGTTATACGTCGCCCACAATGGCGACGTGCGACCTTGCATCCCGAGTAATAGGCGATTAATGCCGTTGTACTGACGGTCTGTGACGACATTGCGATCGAGACCGGATGTCGTCGCATTCCATGGTTTCACCCATGGCGCTGATCCTGACTCGAGCGCCTTGATGATGGTGTCTGTAATTGCTTGGTATTGGTTTGTCATTTTATTGCATCCTTTTAGGTTAATCGGGAGGCATCTGCCTCCCTAGGTCAAGATTATAACAGTTTATTTATACTCGCCAAGAAAAATAATGCCGTCGACCTGTGGCACATAATTATTGATTTGGTACTCTGCCTCTTTGATATTCAAAGGCACGTAAAAAACCCAAAAATGTAATTCGCCATATCGACCGGTCTTCGATGATTTGCGAATCTTTTTGACTATGCTCTCAAGGTCGTCGCCGGTCATCCATTCCATCGCATTCGATGCGTAAAAATGGAAATCTTGGTTTCTGCCGTAGATTTGTTTGGTGTCGTCTGTGATTCTCATAATATTGCATCCTTATAGGTTATTGATTAAGACCGACTCACGTCGGTTTCGACCATTGAGGTCTCATCAGTTAATCTCAAGCTTGTTGAAGAGTGTAACGCCGGTCGTTGCGTTGAGGTATGCCCTTAAACGTTCGTGCCTCTCACGCAGTCTAGCGCTCTGTGCCTGTGCCAATGCTTTGGCTTTGGCTTCGGCGCAGTCGTTGTCCGCTTTGAGCTCGTCAGTCGCGAGTCTAATCAATTCGATTGTTGTCATGGTATTGCCTCCTAGTATGAAAAACCGATGTAAACGATGGTAGAGCCTTTTAAAAAGACCTGACGACAATGCTCATTGTAGTCGTCAAGAGCGTATGTCTTGGAGGCACGGTCATAATCGCCTCGAGTGAATACTGTTTTAGCGCCGGCTTTGCGTACTACGAATTCGCCGGCTTTCACGTCTTTAAGCGCTATTGGGTGGTAGTCATTGCCGTTTACGATGATTGCTTGTATGTTCATGGTGTCGTGTCCTATTTAACTGTGGCGATAATTGTTGATGTGGCGACATCTAGCACAATCATTGTGCCGAATGCGCTCTTGTGGTCTTTTGCTATTTTCATAGCATTGTCAATTGAGTCCGTGCCGAAGAAGGCACGAAGCTTCTTGCCGATTGTGTCGACATAGCATACTGCTATTGGTTTGTGGTCTACGTGTATTGTCATGGTTTGCATCCTTTTAGGTTATTTGCTTAAGACCGGCATCTCTGCCGGTTTCGACCATTGAGGTCTCATCAGTTAAGCTTTGTTTTTCATCTCACGTACTGCGTAATGAGTCACCAATGATGCCGGCTTGACATCCGCAAGAATACGGATGCTTCCCCATGGACTGTTGACTAAAATGTTATCCCATACATTCGGCACAATGTCCGCATATATTGGATATCCATCCTGAAAGCTTACTGCGATTTCGACTGCGCCGTTTTTGTCTTCGACCTTTTGTAGTGCATCGATTAATTGTTGTACTGTTGTCATGGTTTGCATCCTCTAAATAGGTGGTTTCGGGAACTTCTTTACTACAGTCTTCATACTACATTATGCGATGCCTCTAAATTATTTCAGTTCTGTGAATGTTTTGTGAATCATTTGTGACAAACTATCAAACCGTAGAATCGCAGAGTTATCCACAGGATTGGCAAAATGACATGCCTCTAGGACGCATTTTAACGCGTTTTGAGCCACTTTATTAATTCTGAATACCAGTACCAAGGTATGCCTGTGGATATGCTGTGTACTATTCTGTGGATATCTTGTGGACGGTTTGTGGATAACTTTGTCAGAGTTATCCACAGAAATGGGGTGCTGACTGTCCGATGTCGAGAGGTCTTTACGCTATCCACCACCCTAGCACCCTCGCACACGCCTATCCACCACATAGCCACACTGCCAGCATGGGTATGTAGCCACACTGCCAGCATGGTTATCTGTCAGCCCACCACATAGCCATGCTGATAGTGTGGGCATTGCCTCAATGCTAATGAGAATCATTCGCATCTAGGTGAGCGTACCAATCAAGCGCCTCACCTAGATGCGAATGATTCTCATTACGGATCTGCCTGTACGATCGTACAGTGCGTGCCTAATAACCATGCTGGTGTCGTGGTTATTGTACGTGCGTACAGTAGGGGGGCTTTTTCTTTATCGCATCACCCCTTTTAGGTACCATCGGAGGGCGGCGGGGCGGGGGCCCCAAAGAAAACCAGTTCTTATAATCCAGCCCAACCTGGCAATTGTCACACTTAAAATTTTTTTTTTTTAAAAATTGTCACACTTCTTTGCTTGTAAGTCATTGATTTAAATCACTTCGTCACACTTGTCACACTTGTTCTCACTTTATTCTCCCTTGTATCTCTTTTTATTTTATTAAAAAAAATTAAAAAAGTAAAAAGAAGTGTGACAAGTGTGACAAGGGGTACTCAACCTTGGTACAAGCGGGTCGGCAGGTTAGCGGTCACTAACATCAAATCGGCCGCAAACCCGCATTGTTGTGCTGTAAATTGTTGATTGCATTGGATTGTCACACTTCTTTTTGCAAAGGGGTACAAAGGGGTACAAATTTGCTTAACATCTGTATAAAAAATAGGCAACGGCTGAAACGGCCCAGTTTGTGCATTAGTATAATCATGATAATACTTAGCCAGCTATTGGTTAGTTTATGAATTAGTGTAGATGTAAACGATTAGTTTATACCTACAACTATTTTTAAACTTGGAGATACATCATGTGGACTAAACCAGCAGCTACTGAAATGCGTTTTGGATTTGAAGTAACAATGTACGTAATGAACAAGTAATATGACATGCACCCTTCGGGGTGCATAGTTTGCTTGTAATATTTTGCGTTTTATTAAAGACAAAGTATTTTGTCTGGAATATATTAATGGCAATCACAGCGACCCAATCGGTATTAACCTTGGATTATTGGAAGTACGCCCGCCACATTGAGGTGGGGGACTGGGTATTTGATAAGGACGGTAAGCCGGTACAGGTTACCTTGGTTCAGCAGTACCACGCCGAAGATTGTTATGAGATAACGTTTGATGACTACCTGACAATTAGCGGAGACGCTAGGTTATCATTTAGGGCAGAGAACGAGAAGTACAGAAAACGATTGCACGAATACAAGATGGTCAAAAAGAATGGATTTAAACGACCACTAAAATTCTTAAGTGTGGCAGAGATACAAGAGACCGGAATATTTGGTAGAAACAATAGGAAAGAATTTTCTATTCCGACCACCAAGCCGATTCAGTTTCCAGCGCAAACACCTGGTATACCACCGTTTATCTTTGGATACTGGTTCTTTAATAGAAAAGCGCACAAAACATTCACGGCAAATGCAGAAGCCAAAGATTTTATTTACCAAAAATTCAAAGACGCAGGGTATAAGACCACAGAACTCAACGCATTTCGTGGCAGACTGCAAAGATTTTACGAAGAACCAAACATTGAGTGGCAGCTTGCCCCAAACATTCCAACAAAGATACCAACAAATTATTTGATGGCGTCACCGGAAGAGCGTGTCGAGCTCTTGTCTGGATTAGTTAATGGAAAATCTAGGCAGTATGATAAAAAAACCGACTGGTTTAGGATAACAACGGGAGATTTTCCAACAATCCAACAAATCCAAGGGCTCGTAGAGTCATTGGGGTGCAGGACTAGGGTAAAACAAGACGCGCACTATGGGTATTACACGTTAAGTTTTAGAACAAAGCACACACTGGTACCAAACCAAGTGTCAAACCCAGTAAAAGTGCACCATGCAAGAAGATATATTAAAAAAATCAATCAGATACCTGGACAAATGGTGGTTCACATTGAGACGACAGGCGATGATAACTCGATACTAGCCGGAGAAGGATATATTAGCGTATGCTAACAGCACAACAAGAACTTGAATTAAAGAAGTTTGCAGCAGCACGAAAACATTGGCCCAAAGATCAACTGGACGCGCTTATTTGGCGCACCAAGTGGGCACTTCAAGCACTGCCCCATCAAAAAGAACCTGAAGACGGGGAATATGACACGTTCCTCATGTTGGCAGGACGGGGATCTGGCAAGACCCACACAGCATCGCATTGGATCGGTATTCGCGCATGGCGTTACCCGGGCACACGCTGGTTAGTCACAGCCCCAACGTCAAACGACATCCGAGCAACCTGTTTTGAAGGTGACTCGGGGCTCATGAACATCATCCCCAAGTCGCTTATTCGCGACTATAACAAGTCACTCTTTGAAATTACATTAACCAACGGGTCTATCATACAGGGAATCCCTGCGTCCGAACCAGAACGTTATCGTGGTAAGCAATACCACGGCGCCTGGTTCGATGAGCTCTGTGCGTTTGATTATCTCGATGAAGCATACGACGGTGTGCAATTTACGCTGCGACTTAAAGATCCACGTATACCTCGAGTTCAGCAGATCATCACCACAACACCTAAACCAAAAGAGCTCATCGTTGATCTGAATGAGGGAACGGTGGGCGGCGACGTGTACGTGGTCAACGCGTCGTCTTATGATAACAAAGACAACCTGTCAGCCACGTTCTTTAAACAACTAGAGTCATATGACGGCACAGACCTAGGCCGCCAAGAGATTTATGGCGAGATCTTGGATCCGGAACAAGCCGGTATCATCAAACGCAAACAGTTCCGCATGTGGCCAGCTAATAAACCAACCCCAGTGCTTGAGTATGTGATTGCATCATATGATCCGGCAACTTCAGAAAAAACAATGAACGACCCGACGGCTTGCACTATCTGGGGCATTTTTGAACAAGAGGATTCAGACACAGGCGTCATCTTACTTGATGCATGGGATGCACACTTAGCTTACCCAGAACTGCGCCGTAAAGTCATTGACGACTTTAAAGAGGTAGTGTATGGTGCCGATAACGACTTTGGTAAGGGGCGTAAAGCCGACCTGGTACTAATGGAAGATAAGTCAGCGGGTATCTCATTAATTCAAGAACTTCAAAGTTCAGGCATTGAGGTACGGGGATACAATCCAGGCCGAGCTGATAAGGTGCAGCGTCTTAATATTGTAGCACCATTGGTGGCTAAAGGCAAGGTGTGGATCCCAGAAGATACCGTTCAAAAGAAAGATTTTGCAGACTGGGCCAAACGTTTTCTTAGGCAAGTGTGTTCATTTCCAGAGGCCGGCGGTCATGATGACTACGTTGATTCACTGTCTCAGGCGTTGCGTGTATTGCGTGACTCAGGTTGGATTCAACTTGATTATTTACCAGCACGCGACTATTCATATGCAGACGACAACAAGAAAAAATTTGTCAACCCATACACTCAATAGGGCGGAACATAAGAATTTTTTGCATTAGTAAGATTAGACATCAACCTATAAGTCAAACATGAACATCTTAAAATCACCACATCAAATGATATTGGAGGAAGCGGGAATCTCGCCAATACAATCTCCTGGAGCGTTGAAGACCCCGCAGCAGATGCTATTTGAAGAGTCTGGTGTATCTCCTGAGTTTGCAAAAGGTGGACAAAACAAGATATCACCTGAACAAATGATGGCAATGCTAATTGCTAATGGGCAGGAGCCACAAAAATTTGGCGTTGGTGGTAAGGTAAACGCGGCAGTTAACGGATTGTTTTTGTATCCGGAAGCTAAAGGATTATATGACGCGGCAATGGGAGGAGATGCAAGTAAAGCCTCGGAACATGGCGTCGGATTGGCAGACACTGCAGCATCAATGGTCAGCATCCCATATACATTACTGTCTTTGTTGTTAGGCTCTGGTGATGTTGCTGCCGGAACAATAGACGAAACACCACAACAAGACCCTATACATAACAAGATATCAGCACCCCTATCTAAATACCTACTTAACCTAGGCAAAAAGAAATAATATGGCAAACCCAACAATCCCTTTGCAACTCGGTGGAAATCTTGCGTCTTTGGACAAGCAAGACGATGAAATTAAAAAAGCCACGCAATACGATGAAGAGACCGAACAAATAGCAGAAATGCTAGATTTGGACCATGAAGATGTTGAACAAGAGGTTATTGAATTGGAAGATGGCTCAGTCATTGTCAACTACCAAGAGAAAAAAGGTCCTACCAAAGACCCAGAATTTTATGAAAACTTAGCAGAAACTTTAAATGAAGACACGCTATTTGCACTTGCAGATGAGTACTTAGAGTACATTGATATTGACCGCGAATCACGTGAACAACGTGACAAACAATATGAAGAGGGCTTGCGCCGTACCGGTTTAGGTAAGGACGCACCTGGAGGTGCAACATTTGATGGAGCATCTAAAGTGGTTCACCCTGTTATGGCAGAGTCTTGCGTTGATTTTGCTGCATCATCTGCTCGTGAACTACTTCCACCAGATGGTATTGTTAAATCAAACATCAAAGGTGAAGCCAATAAAGTTAAAGAAGCAACCGCAGATCGCAAAGTTAACTTTCTTAATTGGCAATTATCAGAGCAAGTACCTGAGTACCGCGACGAGATGGAGCAATTGCTCACTCAACTACCATTAGGTGGCTCACAGTTTTTAAAATGGCGCTACGACTCAGAACAAAAGCGTCCAACGTGTGAATGGGTGCCAATTGATAATATTTTGCTACCATACTCATCTACTAACTTCTACACAACATCTCGTGTAACGGAAGTTCAAGATATTACGGAAGACACATACTTACAACGTATTGAACAAGGCATTTACCGTGACCTTGATGACACATACACATCAGACGCGTCATTGGACGACCAAACGCGATCTGAGAAAGCCAACAACAAAATTGAAGGCAAAGACCTACCATCTAAAAATATTGACGGATTACGTCGAATCTATGAAATTACCTGTTTTATTCGATTAAAAGACGACCCAATCACTGAGGGAAAACGTGCACCGTATATCATGACTATTGATGAGTCAAGCGGTGATGTTTTGGCACTATACCGTAACTGGGAAGCCAACGATGAAAAACTTATAAAATTGGAATGGTATGTTGAATTTAAATTTATTCCTTGGCGCGGTGCTTATGCTATTGGCCTACCACATCTTATTGGTGGACTCTCTGCGGCGCTTACTGGCGCACTCAGATCACTCATGGATGCAGCACACATTAACAACAGCCAAACGATGCTCAAACTTAAAGGCGGACGTATTGGTGGACAAAGTGATCGAATTGAACCGACGCAAGTAGTAGAAATTGAAGGTGCCCCTGGCGTTGACGACATTCGCAAGATTGCAATGCCTATGCCGTTTAATCCGCCATCATCAGTGCTATTTAATCTTTTAGGTTGGTTAACTGACGCGGCCAAAGGTGTAGTAACGACGGCAGAAGAAAAAATTGGTGAAGCCAATAATAACATGCCGGTTGGTACAACACAGGCATTGATTGAACAAGGTGCTAAAGTATTTTCAGCCATTCATGCGCGTCTACATCGGAGCCAAGCTAAATCTTTAGCAATCATCTCTAGGTTAAACCATTGGTACCTAGAAGAGATGGACAACCAATCTGGTGAAGAGATTGAAATTCGTGACTTTGCGTACAACAACGATGTGCGCCCAGTATCAGACCCTAATATTTTTTCAGAAACACAGCGTCTAGCCCAAAATCAAGCCATTTTACAAATGGCATCATCAGCACCTCCGGGAATGTTTGATCTGCGTGCAACGTATAGTCGCGTATTAAAACAGTTAAAAATTCCATCAATTGATGAGATTTTACCAAATCCGCAAGGAGCAACAGAATCAAATCCTGCGCTTGAAAACGTGGCAATGACTATGGGACGCCCAGCGTCAGCGTATCCAGATCAAGATCACCTAGCACACATTAAAGTTCATTTGGAGTATGCAGAGAACCCTGCATACGGAGCAAGTCCGCTCATTGGACCGACATTTGCACCGAATGCATTGCAACATATTAAACAGCATTTGACCTTGCACTACTTGCAATCTATGCGTGCTTATGTGGCAGAAGCTTCTGGAGGAGAAGATAAGTTTAGCCTACATGAAGAAAAACCATTAGATATCGAAGCACAACAAGCAATTGCATTAGCATCGCAGATGGTGGCTGAAGATTCTCAAAATACAATGCAACAATACATGCAACAAATTAATGCATTGGCGCAACAAGTACAAAAAATGCAAGAATCGCATCAGCAAAGTGCAATGAATTCAGATCCAACCGCGCAAGTGTTGTTAAAAACTCAAATGGCTGAAACTCAACGTAAAGCAGCAGAGTCTCAAGCTAGAATGCAACAAGAAGTGGCAGAAAAACAACAAGAGTATCAACTTAAAGTGGCTGAACTGCAACAAAAAATGCAAGACTTGCAAACTAAGTATGACACGCAAGTTAAACTTGATGCTAACCAAAATGCAACTCAAATTGCTATGGCTGACCTTAATAACTCAACTAAAGATCGTATTGCTGAAATTAACGCTCAAATTGGGTTATCAGCCGACCAAATGGCATTGCAGCATGAGCAAGATCAAACTGCGTTATTGGCTACACAAGAGGCAGATGCAGACTTACGTCAACATGGCATAGACGTGCAACAAAAAATGTTTGATTTCCAAGCACAACAAGCTCAAATGCAAGCACAACACATGCAAGAGGCAGAACAACAAGCACGTCAACACGAAATGGAAGCATATATTCAACAGCAAGATCAATCACACCAAGCAGGATTACAACAGCAACAAGCGGCAATGGAACAACAGCAACAAATGGCAATGGAACAACAACAAATACCAACAGAGGAATAATTATGGAAAAAGAACTAGGATTTCGTAAAGCATATAAGATGACAGGCACTCCAGGATACGCTGGTGGACCAGATCAAAAAGTAGAAGAAGGCGCATCAGGCTCGCACCGTGACAACAATTGGAAAAAAGGCGAAGCGCAAGGTAAAGTAACTAAAAGTCAAAAAGTAGGTCCATATACTAACGTAAAAGAACAATTCGGATCAAAATATTAACATTTAGGGCGGAATTTTCTAAGTGTATGTATTAGTACGTATATGAAAGACTTAGTATCCGAATTAATTGAGCGTTTGAAAAACGCTGACAAAGACATAACAGAGGCAATCGCCTCTGGAGTGAATATCCACAACTTTGATACATATCAACGTTTTGTGGGTAAAAAAGAAGGAGTGTCTGAGGCACTTGGGATTATTGAATCTCTACTGTCCGAGGATGACGAAGACCAATATTAGCACTGTATAGTGCAAGGAGTGAGGCCGAATGGCTGCATACGATTTAAAGGCTAAGGACGAGCCAGATTTACGTTCAGAGTTAGAATGTTTTCCTAGTGTTGAGCCGGGCATTGAAGTGCTAGGCGATCGCGTGTTAGTTCAACTACGTCGCGAAAAAACAACCTCAAAAGGTGGGATCATTCTAGTAGACGAGACAACGCAAACCATTAAATTTAATGAGACTGTGGCTAAGGTAATTCAAATTGGACCCTTGGCATACAAAAACTTAGAAGATTTATCACCATGGATCGAAGGACCTTGGTGTCAGGTGGGGGACCTAGTTCGCACAATTAAATATGGCGGTGATCGCTATGTAGTTGATGCGGGTGATGAAGGCGCTCCGGTTGTGTTCATTACGTTGCAAGCACGAGAGATTATTTCTAAAGTAAAATCTTTTGAGCACGCACAACGTATGAAAGCGTTTGTTGATTAACTTTGTATAAAGGATAGAAAATGGCAGATAACGAAAAAGACGTTCCTATTAAGGAACATGATGATGGTACAGTCTCAGCTAAGGTTGAGGAAAGCGCTCAAGAAGAGTTTGATTCAGAACTAGATACCGAAAATAATGACGGTGGACAGGAAGACGAAGAATTTGAAGATAATGAGGGCCAATCCAAAGATGCTAATGAGTCTGAGGAAGATCGAGAAAAAATTCGGGAAGCCCGACGTGAAGAGCGCAGATTAAAAAAAGAGTTATCTAAACAGCGCGAATCTTCATCAAAACATAAAATTACATCCCTTGAACGTCGTAACGAAGAATTAGCTCAACGACTAGCACAAATTGAAAACAATCAAACATCATATCAATTAGCACAAATTGATAAGACGCTAGAAGATGAAGTTACTCGAGTAGAGTACGCTAAAATGAAAATGTTACAAGCAGCTCAAACAGGAGATGCGGCGGGTCAAATAGAATATTTGGAACAGTTGACAGATGCTAAACAACGCGTTCAACAAATCCAGCATTATAAAAAGAACCAACTCGAAGCGGCAAAACGACCAAAAGAAAACGTACCAAATCCAGTAGCTAGAGAAATTCAACAAAATGCTAATAAATGGGTTCGTCGTAATTCTTGGTATGATCCGGAAGCTCGAGATACAGATAGTAGAATTGCAAAAGTAATTGACCAAGAATTGGTTTCCGACGGTTGGGATCCTGCAGACCCTGAATATTGGTCTGAACTTGATAATCGATTATCTGCACGTTTACCACATCGCTACACAGCAAAAGGTGGTAATCCAGCACGACGTGGTGGCCCTACAGCCTCAAGCCGTGTTGCTAATTCGTCCGTAAGCACAAAGCCAAATACTATCACGTTAAGTCGTGATCGTGTTCAAGCGATTAAAGACGCTGGCGCTTGGGATGATACAGATAAACGAAACAAGATGATCCGCGCATACGCATCGTATGACCGCGCTAACAAAGGATAATTACAATGGCTAATACAAGAATTAAACGAGATTTAGATGATCGCATGGCCGAACGTGCACAAGAAGTAATTGAACGTTCTATGGTTGCAGATCCAGATGATGTGGCACGTCGTGAACGCCTTGATGCGTTTAGAGACAAATGGCAGAATAGTGCACTGCCGGACATTCCTGCAGGAACAGTGCCAGGGATGCACTTGTGTTGGTTGAGTACCACCAACTCATATGACAGTATCGACAAACGCATGGCGTTGGGTTATGAACCAGTTAAAGCTTCGGAATTAGGGAAAGGCTTTGAAGGACTAGGTAAGATGAGCTCGGGCAAGTTTGAAGGCTGTATTAGTTGCAATGAAATGGTTCTTTTTAAGATTCCAGAAGACGTTTACCAAGAAGTGATGCGCATGCTTCATCTTGAAGATCCCCTAGAGCACCAACGTAATATTACGGCTTCAGTTCGGGACACTGCTCAAGATCGCAAAGGCGGCAGATCTATATTGGAAGGTGGCATTTTGGAAATGGAAAGAGAAGCTAACAAAGCGACAAAAAATATTCGTTTTCAATAACAACTTAATTACAAAGGAAAAAACAATATGTCAACGACATTACAACCCTTTGGCCTGAAACCGGCTTACCACCCAAGTGGTTTGGATCGCGCAGTACCATTTGCTGGATCTAACACATTTAATGGTAACTTCTCTACAGTTAGCTCTACAGCTATCTATGGATTATCATCAGGTCAATCATTTTATCAATACCAACCAGTAGCGCTTAACTCATCTGGCCAATTAATCCAAGCTGCTCAAGCTGGCGCATCAGGCAAAGTTTATGGCGTGTTTGATGGTGTTGAATACACAAACTCAGACGGTCGTCGTTCAGTAGCTAAATACGCTGCTAAAACAACACTTGATGCATCTACTCAAATCATTTTCTGGATCTTCCAAGACCCAGGTATTATTTATGAAGCGCAAGTTAACGGTTCAGTTTCAGCATTGAACATCGGTGCAGAATTTAACTTTGAAACAGCAACAGGATACCGTGTTCAAGATGGTACTGCAATTGGTTCAGGCGGAGCTGGTTTTTCAACAACAGCATTGCTTGCAACTCCAGTAGCATCAGGCGTTCAAGGTCAAGTTCGTTGCGTTGGCTTAGGTCGTGAAGTAGCATACCCAGCAGGTAACACAAATGCTTGGGGTGATACATACACAATCCTTCAAGTTGAAATCTGTAATAACCAATTCCGTGCGCCTTCAGCAACGGTTAACTAATTAACGAAAGGAAATAGCAATGGCAACTCCAATGCGTAGTACAGACTTTCGTGCGGTAGTCGAACCGATTATCAACGAAGTTTTTGATGGCGTTTATGAACAACGCGACGATGAGTGGAAAGGGTTTGTAGATCAGATCCAAGGTATTCCACGTAACTATCACGAAGAAGTAATGTTATTTGGTATGAACGCAGCTCCTGCAATGCCTGACGGCACTCCAGTAAGCTACGACCAAGGCGGTACTTTGTATATCACACGTTTCATCTACCAAATCTATGGCTTGGCTTACGCTTTGACCAAAGTTTTGATGGAAGATGGTGATCACATCCGTATCGGTTCAACATTCGCTAAACACTTAGCTCAATCTATGATTGAAACTAAGGAAACACTATGTGCTAACTTGTTGAACTTCGCGTTCACTTCAGGTTACGTAGGTGGTGATGGCGTTACTTTGATTAACACAGCTCACCCGATTGCTAACGGTGCATCTTACTCTAACCAACTATCTACAGCGGCTTCACTGTCACAAACATCTGTAGAACAAATGTTGATCCAAATCCGCTCTGCAGTAGACAACAACGGTAAACGTATTCGTCTTAAAGCAGAACAATTGGTTGTTCCACCAGCACTAGAATTTCAAGCTGAAGTTATCTTGAAATCTGTGTTGCGTTCAGGTACAGCTGATAACGATTTGAACCCAATCAAATCAACAGGCATGTTACCAAAAGGCACACACGTGGTAACACGTTTGAGCTCAAGCAAAGCTTGGTGGGTACAAACTGACGCTGAAAACGGTTTGATGTTAGTAATGCGCCGCCCAATGGAGAAATCTATGGAAGGTGACTTTGAGACTGACTCAATGCGCTATAAAGCTACAGAACGTTATGCTACAGGTTGGCATGATGCTCGTAACATCTACGGCACTTCTGGTCTGTAATTAATTAAGGAAACTTAATGTAGAAAAGCCACCTTTGGGTGGCTTTTTTATTTTTTAAGGGCAGTATTCTAGTAATTTATGCATTAGTAAACATAGGAAGATACATCTTGTATTGACTACCGAAACTTCCCGGTACGACGACTTAGAGACAATATAAGATAACCACTAAGATAAGGAATCAATCATGTCATCAACATTTACTAGCCCAATTCGTATTTTCAAACGTAACAATCCAACAAACAATGGCACTATTGCCCCAGACAACACTGGCGCAGCAATGTGTTCACAAGACGCTACTTTAGTTACTCCTGTAACTGCAACAACATCGGGCGCTGTAGTATTGCCAATTCGTGATATTGGCACAACAACAGCAGCACCATTAATTCTTCCAGCTGGATCTATTATTCATGATATATACTTATATGAAACAACAGCACCATCAGCATTGACTGGCGGCGTAATTACTGTAAACGCATTAATTACATCTCCTACAGATGGTTCTGTAACCACAACAGCAATTGGTACACTGACACCAACTACATCAGGTGGCGTTATTTATGTAACATTTGCTGCAACAGCAGCGGGTGCAGCTATTTGTGCTAACGTAGGCCCTTTAGATGCCGAACTTCAATTCAGCCAAGCAACAATATCAGCATTAACTGGCACATTTAACGCAACATTCTCTGTGTCTTATGTACCACGTAACGTTGATGGATCAACTATAGCTTACGGTTCAGGTTACACAAACTCATAATTAATCTGGGGCGGGATCTCCTGCCCCTTTTTTAACATAAAGGAAAATTAATTATGCGTCAACAAATCGTAACGGTAACTGGAGCTTCTACAGGAAGCACCATTATCCCAATGAACTTAGATACTAGCCCGTTTAACGTGGGCTTTGGTGCAACTGTTACAGGTACAGTATCTTATTCTATTCAGCACACATTTGATAACCCTTGGACAACAGCAAGTCCAGTATGGTTTTTTCACCCATCAACACCTTCAGGTACTCCAGTAACGGCTGCACTTGATGGTAACTATGCTTTTCCTGTAGCAGCAATTAGAATTTTAACGTCTTCATCTACTAACTCGGGCACAGTCACACTAACAACCATACAAGCAGGTATTGCATAAAACATGGCAACCAAAACCGTCTTCATTACTACACCAGGGTCAAGTACATTTACTGTACCGGTTGATTTTGGGTCTTTAGTATCTATTGAGGCTATTGGTGGTGGCGGTGGTAGTAGAACAGCGAGTAAAGCGCCTGGGTCAGGTGCAGGTGCATATGCATATTCCATTATTAGTACGGGATTGGCTCCAGGAGTAGTATTAAATGCTTATGTAGGAAATGGAGGAAGTCCAGGGACAAGTCCTACTGGTGGGGAAGCTTCTTATTTAAATGATGGAGTATCAACTACTTATATATCCGCAGACTACGGTAAAGCTTCATCTGCTACTGTAGCGGGAGCTGGTGGCAATTATAGTAATTGTATAGGTACAGGCCCACATCATTCAGGTGGTAGTGGTGGAGCAGCGTCTACAACATACGCTAAAGGCGGTGGCGGCGGTGCTGGTGGTCCAGGAGGAGATGGAGGTAGAGGAGGTATAGGTTATGGCACTCTTTCATCAACACAAGCTGCGGGTGGTGGCGGTGGTAGTGGAGCATCTGGGGTAGGCTCAAATGGCTTAAATGGAACAGTCTCCCTTGGCGGAGATGGTGGGCCTGACGGTGATGGAAACTCTGGTGGAACTGGAGCAAATAGTTTAACAGCTGTATATGCTACTAGCC